AATTTATATTTACTTGTAACATCAGTGAAATTCGCAAGATTTGCAGTTGTATAACCATAACTTCCAGTATCCACAATCTTGACAATGCTTTTAACATCGCTTAGATATAGACTTTGTGCTGATCCTGGTGATGCAAGTCCAGCATGTTGAACATGAATCTGACCAGTTGAAGTTCCTGTTGTATTATCAACAAAAGTATATGTGTTTACTTGTGTATTACTTGATGCAAGAACAGTTGTGTTTGCTGTAATCAGTGTCTTGGATTTCAGAATATGACCAGTGTTGTCTGCATTTACAACATATACTTTGGCAATAATAGTTGCGGTAAATGTTCCACCAGCATCAGTTGCGGTAAATGTTGCAGTTGCTCCTGTTGAATCCAATGCTACAGTTCTTCCTGATGTTGTCCAAGGAATAGTTTGTCCAACATAGAATGATGATGTTCCAGCATTTGTTACAACAATAGTATAGTTCTGCTGAACAGTTGTGGATGAAAGTGTTGTGCTTGGTGTACCAAAATGTCGAATGACACCATTGTAATCACCTGTATAAGGCAATGTTGCAGTAACACCACCACCGGAAGTTGTAAAGGACACACTTCTCCATTCTTGCTGAGTTGTATATGCGGTGCTTGTCAGTGTTGCAACATATGGACTTCCAACTTGGAAAATCAGTTCAGGATCACCTGGATTCTCAAGAATAGCTGTACCAGTTGAAAGACCATTTGTTCTGCTTTCTGGATCGATATCTGCTTTACCGAGAACGCTTCTTGATCCATTTACTGCAAGAATGGAATCAACATCTTTAGTATCATAATTCAGAGCAAAAACAGATGAAGTATTAGGTGTTGTTGTCCAATTTTGACTGATAGTCGCAACTTTAGAAACACCATTATATGCTGAAATTGTTCGAATATCACCTGCATCTGGACCAGCTGTGATCGAAATTGTTACACCAACATAGCTTGAATTTGATGCGGAATAGTATGATGGGAATGTAATTGTATTTGATGATGCTCCAGCAGCATTTGCTGTTGGCATCTGATTCTGTAGATCGGACACATATGCTTTGTAGACATAGCTATTCGCTGTACTTCCTGCTGTTGTATTTGAAGTATGATCGAATACAAGGCCGCGAATATAGCCAGAACTCACTTTAGTTGCATTATATGCATTTGCTGAAGATGTGTCAACATTAGCTGATGGCACACAATGCAAATCAATTGACTGATATGTTGTGGTATCGAAGAAATATCCATTCGCACCCATGACATTATCAACATAGAAATAGCTGCCATAATCAGCAGTTACTGGATCATTATTTTGGGATGCTGTTGTTCTTGCGCGTTTTGAAACCAAATCTACGCTTGCTGGATTTTCTACACGATAACCATGCACATAAGCAAGACCTTTACCAACACTCATGATATAACTATTTGCGTCTGATGTATCAGTTTTTGGTGTCAGTTTGAAATCATTTACAACATAATCACCATTTGTCTCATAGTCGCGCTTTGCAAAATAATCATCAATTGTATTATACACAGAACCGTCAACCATCTTCTGAACAGTTCCATTTGTAATTCTTACAAGTTCAATAAAGTTGCTATCATCTCCAAACGCAAGAGGTCTTGTGTCTAGTGTCAGTGAAATCTGATATCTATCTGCACCAGGAGCTTGATAATTCGATGCTCCAATAGCTGGATCCAATAATGATGTGTCTGTAATATAGTCTACAATCGTTTCTGTGATTGTCAGACCAATTCTGGCAGAAGGAACATTAGAATACTTGCTAATGACTGCTGTAGAAGGATTTACTTGAACAAAGTTTCCTAGTACATAGAAAACGCCTTCTGCGATAGAGCATACAGATGATTGTCCAGTTGAACCACTGGAAATTGATTGTGTTGTCGCACTTGATGAAACATCATAAATTGTTTGACCATCTGAGAATTGTGTTCCTGACAAATAAGAAACAATCAATGTAGGAGGATCGTCTGTTGCACTGGTGCCCGTAGCAGGAACAACTGCAAGAACTTTAGCGAGAATGTTTCCTGTTGCATTCTTGATTGTCAGTCCATTCCATTGAGTAACATCGAAACCTGATGGATTTGTCAGTTTGATATAATAGCAATTCAAATTTGTTGTGACTTGTCCACCAGCTACTGGAGAATTCTGCTTGAATATGTTGTCTGCAAATTTTGTGACTTGATCTTGTAGAATTGTTTGTGCCTGAGTCAATTCTCTTGCTTGGACAGCATAACCAGGCTTGAATAGAATACGATGATAGTTATTCGCTGGATCGAAATCGTCGAAATAAGGCGATGAGTTAAACTCTATTGTCATTTTATTCCCTTAAAATCCTAGTACAAATTTGAATTGTTCGATACCGTCATCACTTCTCTGTACTCCTACTCTATTTTCGATATAGAGAATGTATCCTGAGAATGGTATTAAAGTTGGTGTAGATACATTTGAAACTGTTCCGAATGCTCCAGATGTTAATCCACGAATTGTTTGATTAATTTGATAAGTTCCTGTTGTATTTATTAGCTGAAGTATGCTGTTTGTGGAATTAAAATTCAAAACAGTTCCTTGAAATACAACATTTCCGTTAGTGTCATATTGTCTAACAACTTCATCTGAAGCAAATGTTGCTCCTGCGTTCACAAAGAGTGATAGTTGCAGTGCAGTATTATAGATAGATCCTGTTGCAAGAGTTGGTGTTCCATCAGATCCGACCACAACAGGACTAGCAAGAAGTCCAACTTGACGATAATCTACTCCAGAAGTTGGAATTACACCATTTTCTGTTCCATTGAAATCGACAGAAAACATTACATTACTACATGCTAGTTCAGAGAAAGGATCATAACCATGACCACCGACAGGAGAAATAGGAGCAATAGCAGTTGCTCCTGATCCAGTTGATGAAATGTATGCCATATTTGCTGAAGTATATGCAGTAATCGAGACATTAGCATAAGTGTAATTATTCCCTGAATTTCCTGCTTGAACAACGATATCTTGAATTACACCGCCAACAATTTGTGTTGGTGTGATATTTGCTACAGCACCTTGACCATCTCCTGTCACAGAAACGACAATATGAGTGTTCACTGCATCATAACCTGATCCACCATTTGTGACATTGATTACTTCAATATCACCATAACCCGCAGTTGTTCCATAAGGTTGTGATACGAAGTTGCCCACAGGAACTGGCATCCAGTCAGAATCCATAAATGTTCTTTTACTTCCACCGTCAATCGTGTACATAAACTTCCATTTGTACAGATCGGCTCCCTGATAGATGTTATTTGTTCCGTAAGAACCTGGTTGAAAATATGGTTCAGATGTTGACACTGCTCCCATATTATTCGATAGACATTTGAAGACTTGATCGTAACGATTCACAACATAAAAATGATTGATCAGTAAACCATTTTGATCTTTTTCATTCATGTTCACTGTATCACTATATTCTTCATATACAGTATTTGTTGTCCAATCTATTCTCTGAATAACAGGACTGATATTGCTACTTAGAATTTTTTTTGCTGCAAACATATTTCTGAATGTTTTCTTGAAATATGATTGAGTATCTTCTGGTTGTGCTGGAGTTTCGACATTATTCACAAATGGCCAAGGATCTTCTTGTCCTAAAAATGCGTAAATTGATCCAATAGGAGTACCTTGGACAGTAGCTTCTGGAATCGCATAGTCTAGATTGACTTGGACCGCTTTGGAATTATTTGTTAGTACATTTGCCATAGTATTTTATTTATTAAGCGTGAACGATTGCACAGAAGGTATTTGCCAGTGTTCCATCGATACAGAAATATCTGGCAAGAATTGTTGCGCCTGAAGTGATATTGTATGTTGTTGATCCTGTTGTCGAGTTTGTCGCAGAAACACCATGTGTAAATGTTTGTCCATTACCTGCCGTATTGGTAAACCACATTTCTACCATTTTACCTGCTGTATAATTGCTGAATGATACTGTTATTCCTGTTGCAGATTGTGCGCGAAGAACTGAATTGTTTGCAAAATCAATTGTTACTGATGTTGTTGATCCAGAATATACAGTTGGTGTGTAGATGAAACCTTTTTGTGGAGTAACAGAACCAGTAAATGTGACGGATGTTCCATTAAATGTTGCAATTTGAGATTGGACATTTGATCCTGCTGGTGTGTTCCAAAACTGAATTTGTGATCCTCTTGCAGAATCTGTCCAGTTTTCCGCAGCAACAAAATCGATTCTGGATGTTCCTATTGATGCGTATCCGGTTGAACCATATCCATTACCAGAAATACGCATCAGAACATCACCAGATTGCATTGCTGTCGGCGCTGATGGTGTTCCTCTAGCAGAACGACCTGCATATACTACATATGCACCTGTTCCATATGCATCACCAACAATTCTATTCGATACTCCTTGTTTACCTGATAGATGCAACATATATCCATCATTTGATGGTGTTGTAACTGTAGATGTTCCCGAAATTGTCAGAGCAGATTGTGTTGCAGTAAATAAAGAATTTGAAAGAACAAATGTGCCGTTGACGGAAACACTTCCGCTAATTGTTAAATCTCCACCAAATGTTCCTGTAGAATTTGCTAATGCAGAGTTGGCTTTTGCAAATGCTGCTTGTGAATATGCAGTATTTGCTGAAATCCAAGTATTCTGTGTCGTATTGACTGCTTGCAATACTGTAATATTTGAAGAATTTGTATTTGCTAGAGCAAATGCTGCTTGTGAATATGCATTTGATGCTGCTGCTGTAGTTTGTGTGGTAGAATCACCAAAAGTCAGATAATGATTATTTGTAATATTAAGACCAGTTGCAGTAGCTTTTGCTACAACATTAGAAGAATTAATGCCCGATGCAATAAATCTGGTTTCTGTATTAGCGACAGTTGTTCCAATGATTAGATTACCACCAGGATTTCCTGCACTTCCTTGAACATACAGATAGCCATCAAGACCTTCAATTGAAGTGCCTAGACTATTGTTTGGATTGGTATTATTGTAAGTAGCATTAGTTAAACCCAAATCAATATAATATGTAGTATCTGAACCTGTACTTGCAGTGATCACATGGTCTGCTGTTCCATTTCCATTCGAGTTTTGATGATTTGTTTGGATATATGTTGCAGAATTGAGAGTAAACTGTGCTACTGTGTTGGGCAATATAATAGGACTTGTACCAACATTCAGAGCATTGTTGGAAAAAATACCTTGAGCGAGAGTTGTGACAGTCAAATGTCCTGTAATTGTGTTGGCATAATCAACACCAACAAAGTAGGTATTTGAAGTGTTTGCATTGATATATTGAATTAATGGTAATTCAGAAATTTTTGCGGTCGATGCCATTTTTTATCCTAATAGAATTGTTTTGCCGTCTTCTGTCAACAACACTGTTCCGTTATCAGTAATCAGTTGTGGGAAATATTGTGTACCCAATGGTCCAGAAATGTAGATATTTCCCTGAGAATTATAAGTTCTGCTTATCGAAATTAAACCATTTGCACCATTTGTCAGTGCATATTGCAATGTTACTCGTTGAGTGCTTGTATTTACGCTGGTAACCACACTTGAATTACCATTAATACTCAAAGTATCCCCAACACGAATTACATCAATAATTGGATTGCTTGTATTGCTGTATACTCCACCATTGACAATATCATAACTTCCTGTAAAACTCGTAGTATTTATGAGACGATTGTTACCAGCAACTGCTGCTCCAACCGCAACATTTGCAAAATATGTCCAAACATTATCTTGAATCTGAATGTAATTGCCGTCCACTACAGTCACAAGTGACTTGATATAATCAGTTGAACCTGGACCATAGTTGAATTGTACTGTGGACACATTCGCAGTGAATAGTGTATTTGTTGAAACACCATAAGTCTGCATCAAGATTATGTTATTACTTGGACTTGCAAATGTTCCACCTGTAATTTGTGCGGAGCCAGTGTTGTATCCTAATGCGGCATACAGTGTATGTGCGTTCGATAGTGCATCAATACCAGTATAATTCATGCTGGTATTCGATTTCATTGCAATTCTTCCCAGCACTCTTGTTCCTGCTGGATGTACAAGATTTAGCAGAATGTCACGATATTTCTCAATTTCTTTTGATAGCGTGATCTGATATGTAAAATTGTTGTAAATCTCGCTCTGCAATACATCGAATGAACTCGGCTGTCCTGTTGTATCGAGATATTGTCCTTGTCCGATCACAAGTCCATTCAGGAATGTTGCATTTGCTTTTGCCTGTCCATCGCCATACACCATTACTCCATTTGCCGAATCAAATCTGGTATCACCACCAGAATTGTCAAATGTTGTATTATGTACAGTATTGTAATTTGAAACAAGACTTAAAGAATTCTTTCCAGTAATTTTCAAAGCTGTTCCAAATTTTGGAACTGTTGTGTAGTTGTACACTCTCAATTGATATATTGAATTTGTTTCTGGATAATAATTTTGTAAAGGAATAATCGAATCGACATATGCAAGATATGTTGCAGAATTGATATCTGTTCCCTGATAAATGATATCTCCCGCAGTTGGTATCGTCAGCGAAGACACATTTGAAACAATCAAATCTTGTACTTTCAGTGAAACATTTGGTGCAGAAACATAATCTTCACCATTGTTTGTCATATTGAATGTTGCAATTTGACCAATTCTGTTTGGAACTGCACTGAATGATGCACCTGTTCCTAATGTTGCTGGAACCGAAAGAATTGCTGTTCCTTGATAAACTGCATTTGATGTTACTGCACTATATGCATTACTTGTCAGAATAAGTGTATTCGCATTTACGACACTCTGAACTGTTCCTAGAATAATATTATTGCTCGTAACAAGAGGTGCTCCAGCAACAAATTGTGTTGTAAATGTTGTTCCTGTTCCTTTTGCAACATTGCTCGTTGCTGTTGTAGTTACTGTACCCGTTGCATTTCGTTTTACAACTGCAATCGGCAATGAATTATTATATCCAATACCACCAAGACTTACCTTGACAGAAGAATTCGCAACATATGCTGTATTGATAATTGTTCCACCAGAATTTGCATATGTAACATTTGCATATGCCCCAAAACCTGATCCACCAATCAGTGCAATCTGATCATTGTTAGCGTAACCAGATCCCCCCGAAATAATTTGAATTGGTGCAAGAATGCCCAAATTTGCAAGATTTGTTTCTACACTAGGAACTTCAGTTGCATACAAAGATAACGCTTCAATTGTAGGAGCCTTATCTAATCCTGATCCCTGTGATGTTGTAATAACAGACAGAATTGGATATGTCGAGAATGCAGTAAATGATAGTGCATTTACCAATGTTGTATTTGCATTTGACAATGCAATATTTGCAAAATGATAATTTGTTGCACCTATTGTTGTCAGATTTTTCAGTGTGATCGAATCTGTAGGAATATATGTTACATTAGCAATTTCACTTCCATCTGTTGATCCAACCGCTGCGACAGGAGTTGTTCCTGTTACATTTGTAAATATGATCTCAGTATTTGCTTGACCTGCTGCTGTTACAGGAGTGCTTAATGTGTAACCGTGTCCTCGATTTGATACTTTAATCGATTGAATCGATCCTGATGAAACAGATGCTACCTCAGCACTTGCACCAATTGGACCAGTAACTTGTGAATTGAGTCCACCATACAATACAACCGGATCTGCTATATGATAATATGAACCTCGATAGTTTGGATTAATCAGTACCTGACTGACTTGACCAACAATAACGGCACTTAAAGTTTCCGCGTTGATTGTACCAGCAGGAACAATTGAACCATTCAGAAAATATACTGGTTGATTTCTGCTATCTACGACAGTGACTGTTTCACCTGATGTGAATGTTCTTTCAATATTTGAAATGAATACTTCTGTTTTCAGTCCATCAAATATTGCTGCTTCTACTGTTGCAATAGATTTTGATTGATCACCAAACAGACGAAGATTTTGAATAGACAAAAAGTTTGTATCTGATGTGTTCAGTTTAAGACTTTTTGGTACATACCATTTACCCGCAGATGCTCTTAGAACTGCATCCTTTGTGTAGAAGAAGTCAACATCAGTATTGTATAGCAATCTGAAAAGAAACTGATATGACGCTGGAGTTCCTTTTGATTGATATAGTTGTTTTGCAACTTTAAGTGCTTTTCTTTGATCCGACAATATTTCTTGTGGGAAATATGACATGAAATCATTGAGAAAATACTGAAGAAACTGTTCTGATGTTGTATCAACATCCAGATTTGACATAATGCTCTTTGTGCTATCAAGAACATTGCCTTCTTGTTCTAACCATTCATAATACGCTTGAAGAAATAGTATGAAATTTGCGTATGATGGATCTTCGCTAATAAATTTTGGTAACTGGTATGGAACCAGTAACGAAGTTTTTTGATTAGATTGTATCATTTAATCAATTTCTCTTTGCGTTTGCTGTTACATTTACTGCCAGTGAATCATATTGATCAATTGATATGATATTGTTGAATGATGACGAAATCAAAGTATTCTTTGGTTTGACAGAAATTGTGAGTTCACCCAAATCATTGTTGATCGATATTGGTGATATATTATTTAATGTCACTGTTCCAGCTAGATAATCGATTGATCCTGTATTTGCAGAAATGACAACCTTACCGTTTGTGTTGTCATTGTAATAGCTTCTGATATATCCATAGCGTCCTTGCAAGTTTACGGTAACCGTAGCACCTGTTCCAGAGGTGTCTCCAGACGCTGGTGTGATGGTTGCTAGTGCGACTGTGTATCCGCTTCCCGCGTTCGTTACAGACACTTTTGACACGCTTCCATTGACTATTGTAGCGACTGCTGTTGCCCCTGTACCGTCACCAGTAATTGTCACTGTCGGAATATCAGTGTAGTTGTATCCTGGAGTGATAATTGAGACGGAATCAACACCATTAGTTACAGTTGGAACTTCTTCGAAATAAACACCTGTCAAAGTGTTTGCAGCATTATTAGGATCTTGAATTGAAATATCTGGATAGCTTGTCAAAGAACTTCCATAAAGACCTCTTTGAAGTTCTGTATTGAAATACATGTTGTATGTTCCAGAAGAATTCAATAAGGGGAAGAATTTCTTCTGTAGATTGATATTGAAATCTGATGATACGATTGACTTGTCTGTATTGTTGATATAATTCAACAGATCATAAGAATTGAATGAAGAGTTGAAAGTATTCAGTTTGTCGGCTGAATAATTGAATACTGAAGTTGCAATCGCGGATTGAATTTGTCCTGGATTCAAAGTTGTCTGTGATGATTGATAGACAACATTGGCATTTACCTGAATGAATGTGTACTGAGGGTCGACCAAAATAGGTTCGACAGTAATGACACTGATAGGTTTCAATACTTGTTCAAGAATCAGATTCTTTTGTGCAGTTGTCAGATCATATGAACCAGAAGGTTTCAATGATATGAATACTTGTCCATAAATTGGTGGATTATTTTCTTCTCCACCCCAAACAGAAACAGCATCAAATTGGAATCCAAGACTATTTTGTTGAATTGCAGTGATATAATCATTCTTGCTCACTGCTCTTCCTTGTGAAGCGAATGCTTTTGGAGCTTGGAATTTGATCGAATCTACAGTTTCTTTATCGGCTCCTGTTGAAGCTGGGCTTACCGCCACGATAGTAGGAATATTATCGTTTCCAAGATTGTCCATCAGATAGAAACTATTTGCAGTTCCACCAGCAGTTCCTTTGGTCGACAGATAAGAAACCAATACAACATTGCCATCGGCCAATTTATTTCCTAATACACCATCCCCAAAGTAAATCTGATAATTTCCATTGGTCGATTCTTGCAGGAAGTAAACTTCACTTGTTGAAGTCAAACTTAGATAATCTGAAGCAAGATTGTAAATTTGTGAACTTGTGTTTGAAATTGATTGCTGAACTGCGACTTGTAATGTTGAAGTGTCTACAGCGGCATCAGGAATCTGGAAAATGTAACTTGGATTTGAATTGGAATCTACTGTATAAGTGTATAGTTGAGGTGTACCCTGCTTTAGTTCAATACCAGAGAATGAAACATTACCCGCAGATACTATTCCAGTTGTAGATTCTGTTGTGACATATTGATAATTGACACCGTTTATCTGTCCAGAAATGAATTTCGTGTTCTTTGGAATCGTAAATGTTGATGTTGTGATACCAGTGAATGCAATATTGATAAGTGCTACGGCGCCCTGTGCTGATTTTGGCACATAATTCATCATCTTTGCATGAGAAATTACTGATGATCTTTGAATAGCAGAGTCGAGAAACATCTCGTTTGCTACCATGTTCAGATAGAAAGCATTGTATTGTGTGTTATAAGTCAGTACATCCAACAGTGTGGATAGTGCTGAACCTGAAAAATTGTAATCTTTGAATGTATCCTGAGATTGCAAATAATTGATGAAATTTTGCTTGATATCAGCAAAATCCAAATTTGCAATCTGAATATTGGTATTAGACGCCATTATCTTGACCTTTGAAGAACCAGACTGATTGGTGTAACTTGTGTATTATTTCCTATAAAAACTTCCATATAGACATTATACAGATTATTCAATTCATCTGGTGTAATTTGCAATTCGCTTATCGTAACTCTCGGCTCATAATTGTTAATCACATTCTTGATTTCAGATTTCATCGAAGAAGCAGTAATAGAACTCATTGGTTCAAACAGAAAACTGCTCATATTTGAGCCTAAATCTGGTTGAAACGGTCTTTCGTAGAAATTTGTCAATAATAAATTCACAACTGAGCGAATTACTGCCTGGTCATCATAGCGTAAAGCAACATCACCGGTTGTAGGTAATTTGCTGAATGTCAAATCCAGATCAGAATATAAATTTTTAATCCCTTGTATAGCCATTTGATTATTTATTCTCTATTTTAAGAGTTTAATCGAGAAATTAATTTTGGTGTTCCGATATAATTATTTAACAATTCCTTCTCAGTGAAGCCAATTTGATCAAATTGTATTACTGTAGCATAGTCACTTACTACATTTTGAGAATTTCTGAAGAATTGTGTATCTTGTGCTGGATAATAACTCATCAGATTCGCAATTTGATTTGCTGTACTGTCCAATGACAATGCAGAAGTCAAATCAATGTTGGAAACATTCGCAGAAATTGAATTTGCGACATTTGCTGCTATTGCAACATATGTATTTGACAAGGAATTCAATGTATTTCCAATGGTAATGCTTGTGAAATTGCCCATTATTGGTGAATTATTCTGTACTCCATCTGTTTGATATGTCAGATAAGACAGAATCTTACCCATTCCTGTTGCAATTTTATAATGGGGAGTAGAATTATCACTACCAACTTCAGAAACATTAGATTGTCGATTTGTAATATACAAATAGTTATCCGCAATAGTAGAATATATCAGATTTGCTGTAGTGTTCACACTCTGAAGTGCATTCGTAATTGCAATTGTTGTTCCTGTTGTATTATTCAACAGTTGCAATAGAGTATTTGATGTTGTCTTTATTGTAGAAGTGACATTTGCTACAGGATTTACAAAATAACCAGAAGTATTTGAATTTGCAATATCGTCTTGTTGCCAACTTTTTACCATTGTTGGCATCAAATTCATCTTGTTTGTTACATTTGCACTATAGACGTGTACCGTATTATTTACTACAGGATCGCTTGAGTTAAAACCTAATCTTCCGTATACACTAGTCATAATATTAAACAGCTATAAATTGAGTTGTTGATGGACCTGTCACACCTAATGGAGCAGGATGAATGTGAGTATCAAAGATCAATGTGTTCAGTACATCAAATCCTAATATGGATGATGATACACCAAATAAACCTAACGGAGCATCAATGGATGTGAATGAAGTAATTGGACCAGCGCAATTAATCTGTAGTGGGACCGCTGCTGGAATTCCAATAGAAAGACCACCTAGCATTGAAACAAATCCTTGTAGACCTGCACTCACACCTTCTCCATCAATTCTACCCATTGATGTAATTTTGCCTGCTACTATTTCACCGTCAATTGATACATCACTCGCAAAATATGTATAATCTCCTGTTGAGACTTTTAGTCCTCCACCTAATGCTCCACCAGCAATGATATTAGTATCACCAGCAGAAGTCATCATTACCTGTTTTTCTGTGGTAACAATGTAATTGCCTTTAACATGTACATCATAATCACCACCAATCATTTCAGTTTTATTACCTTTGATCTGTAGATATGCATCACCATCTACATAGATGTTGCAATTTCCTGACACATACACACTTTTATCTTTGACGGTGATTTCATAACCATTACCAAAAACTTTATGCACTTCATCACCATCCGGACCCATTTCAATAAATGTACCTGATCTGTGATTTAGACGAATTCTTTCCACACTTGGAGTATCATCCATTTCAAATGAATGACCACTCCGTGTAGCAGTTATTGTATTATATGGTGCAACAGGAGCAGCCTTTGAGGCTGGCTCCATGAAAGGTTTGAAGAAACTTGGTGGTGGACTAAATGTATAATCGTTTGCTGTATCTGCCATTATTTTCTCACGGACTTTGATTATCTTTTGTTTTGTTTGTCATAGTATTCGCAGAAGATTCACTTGAAGTTTTTACCATCGAAGAGATTCCATTAGTAATCCAATCAGTTGTTGCATTTACCGGATCAGTAATGGAAGATGTGAAGCTATCACCATATTGACTTTCAGCATTCGCAGATTGCTGTTGTAGTGCTTGAGAAAGTAATATTGTTTGTGCTGATGATGCCAGATTTTTTACAGAATCTACAGCCATAGTCACTTGATTGACAGCACCTTTTAATGATTTTTGGAAATTCAACAAGCAATCTTCAACAATCTTTTTGATTTTTGCTGGAAGTTGTTGAATCCATTGAATGACTTGTTTGATTTGATTATACAAAGAAACTATGAAAGAAACATCATAAACAATTTGTGCTGCTTTTTTGATCGCTTCATTTATAGTTCTGACAACATTTTTGATTTTTGACCAAAGTCCTGAAAGAACACCTGATGGATCTAAATTCAATGACAATTGAATAGCTTTAATCGATAATCTCAGAACTTCCATAAATTTTGATATTTGTGCGCGAACAAATTTGGCAGCATCATTCTGACCTGCTCGCATTGCAGCAATCAATGGACCAAAATCTGGAATTATTCCAGAAAGAAGATCACCAAGAATACCACCATCCAAAACAAATCTGAGATCACAAGCATGTGCAAGATTGTCAAGGGAATATTGTACACCAGTATTTTCCAATACACCTCTATAAAGATTTGGTGTAGTTGGATCACCCTCTTTAATGAAAGATGCACTGAAACTGAATACAGGTTTGTTTACTTCCGTGATTGTGCCGTCTTGAGCTACTTGATCTGCCATAGTCTATACCTTAAAGATTAGATTGTGCCAATCCTGGCAATTTTCCAAATACAAGAGGAAATTGTCCGCCTTCATTATCTGCAAAAAATCCTACTACCCATTCTCCTGGAAATAGTGTTGTTCCAGAACTTGGTGAATTTATTGGTAAAACTGGATGTGCCCATGGTAATTCATCATCAGGAATGCTTGCTGATTTGTCATTTGGATCTGATGTATGCCATCCAAATATACGAATTCTTGCTCGTCCTATTTTAAGTGGATCTGCAACATCTCTGACTTCTCCTACCCACCAAACAAATCCATTCAATCCAGCAAAATTCGTATTGTACTTTGACATTATTTTTTCAATCCTTTAACCGCATTTGCCATTACAGATGATGTTGGATCCGCTGATGCATGTGGATAAGTATTACTATCTTTTGCTATCTCCAATATCGTTACATAATCAGTTGGTGTCAGCTTGTGCTTGACTGCTGTAATTATATATTTGCCAGAATAGAACGGATCAATCGATCTATTTTTTGTTCTGTATGACAGCAAATTGAAGTCAATTACTTTACCCACAGTCAGACTGGGATCTCCCCAAACAGAAATCTTCATTCTGGTGTAGTTTGCCAGTGGCAATTGGGCAGTTCTGTGTGGTACATATACATCAGCAAAGATATCTCTCGCTACTTGTTTGTCTGACAGATTCTTCTCATATGAATTTGCAAAAATCATCTTGAAATTTGCAAGATGTGTCTTGTTTGGTGTATCACCAATTCTATTTTTCACAGTAGTATTTAATGCCGCTTCTTGATTTAACTGTAGATTTGACATGAAATAATCATTCTTGTAATCGTATTTGATCAGTTTCGATTTTCTTGCCAGAATATCTACATTCAGCAATGAGTTTGCATACATTCCTAGATTTGTTGCTCCAAGCGTGTCAAACGAATCCAATATCTCATATGATCTTGCACTGGTCATATATGTCTGAATATCCGAAATTGATGATTCGATTGATTCTGTATTCTTTGTCGAGAATGTATATGAACCTATTGATTGCTGCTGATACAAAGATTGTAGAGATTGCATTCTGAATCCATCTCTGTCTTCATAGAACAACATATCTGCACCTGCTTTTGTATCATTTGGTCGAGCATAGACCATCAACCAATTGATTGCATCGAACGGTTTCAGATTAGGTATGATGAAATCGTATGTACCGAAAGTATCTTCAAGATTTGCAATTTTCGATGAATCGATTTTCAGATAGTTTGATGCAATATCCTGAACAATGTCTTTTACTTTCTTGCCTTTATAAGATTTGCAGATTTTGTATTGTTCGGAGAGCATCAATTCTTCTGAGCAGAAATAGAAAACGAAACTTTCTGTCAGACCCTGACCTTCTGGTTTTCTTTTTGCTACTTTATAAATTCTGAAAATCTTGTCGATCTTGTCTTGCTTGTTACCCTTGCTGAGAGTCAAATAAAGAAACTCATTTCCTGAAAATTGAAATGCTTCCAGTAAACCGGCTGCATCAGTAACCATCATTTGTCCAAGACACGAATTATTGAACAAATCTTCATCATAATGCAATTCGACATTGATCGCTTTCATATCGACAGGACCAGCTTGAGTCAGAATCATTAATTGTTCAAGTAAATAACTCTGTGGCCCATATACCCCGTCTTTTGATGGTGCTTCTGACATATCACGCGCTCATTAATTTTTGGAATTGTTCTTCGATTGCTGACGCATATGAAGATTTTATCAGATAGATTGTTCTCTTTGATTCATTCATTTGCGTTTCATAGTCAAGAACTGATTGTGTATATTTTGAAACTGATTCTGAAACAGAATATGTTCCAAATGATTTAGTTGTCGAATATGTAGTCACATTTGCATATGCATTTGCGTCGATTGTATACAATGTTGTTGTAGTGTTTTCAGAAATACCATCAGTTGTTTGAACTTCTTTGATGTAATTCTGAATAGTGGAATTTGTATATTCCAATACAGATTGATTGTTTGCTGCTGCTACTGCTGCATATTTGTCGTTCAGGTAATCAGTAAACAGACTTTGTGACATTGGCCAATCCCATAGTGGATCCATGATTTGATTGGGAAGAATCACCAACCAATATCTATAGGAATCACCATAGTATTTGTTTGCAATAGACTCTGGAGTATCGTGATCTTTTATATCATACTTGTAAAATACCAAAGGATTATAAAGTAATGATACTGGTAAATATGCTTTTGTCAGTATATTTTTTACGACAATAGCATTTCCAGAGTAATCTATTGTCAATATATTAGGTAAAGATTGAAAGTATTGCATTATCTGTATACGCTCTTCTCAACATTTTCACTAATTTTATCTTTATGCAGAATTGACAGCTCTCTAAAATTTAGTGTCATTGTTCTTTGTACCGGTGAACCATCAGGATGTGTTGTCCAACCATTTGGTGTATCGTCTATTTCCATTCCTGTCAATACACATTTATCATATCTTGGTAAATATTCATTAGAATTGTCACCATTATGAAAGTCTATTTCAAATAAACTTGGTGGCACTAAAAATAAATTGTTGACAACACTTTGACTTGCATTTTCTAATTTAGGCAACGAATGATATTTGAAAGTATGAATAATATTGTTTACCATTTTTGCTTCTTGCTGTGATTTTGGAGTAAAAATGAATGTCAAACTGAATGAACGGAGAGTTGCACCTCTGTAAATCATTTGCACAGCAGGATTCACTGCATAACCTCTTCCTTGCAAGATCGCACTTCCTAAATTTGGTCCCACTCCAACAACACCTGATGCAATATCCACCGCAGCTTTTATTACAGCAGCATCTGATGATAGTGCTTTTGCCATCGTATCCGAAGTTGAGGATTGTTTATTTGCAGTTTGTAATACATGATCGACAGTTCTAATTGTGTTCAATCCTTTACCCAATTCACTTGTTAATTCGAATTCTGAATATTCCTGACTATAATTTGAATGAATTCCATCTGGCATATACAATGCTATCGTTGTTTTTAATCTAGAAGTTGGAGAAGATAAAGACACCCCATTAATAAGTTGATTGCCGACGATAGATGCTGCTTGTCCCACGACTGTAGTTGTTTGATTGACAGTGGCTTTGCTTCCACCAGCAGTTTTTACC